GAAATTGTATATGGTTGGGTTAGTAGCTCTATGGGCGAAGGTCCTGACGGGGTTGCACAGGTTGACCAAATTGAAGCATCACTAAGTTCATCATTAGCACTTCAACTTAATCCAACCAGAGGAACAAAGCTTCCACCTTGGGTTTAAGTTCCTTAATATTTGCTATTAACAATTAATAAGTTATTTTTTGGAGGGTTACATGCCTAAGAAAACCGAAGAAGTACAAGAAGTACAAGAAGTACAGGAAAGCGAACAACCACAACAGGTTCAAGTTCAAATAGTTGATGAACGACCATTGCCAAAAGCGTTGGTCACTCTTATCCAAAACAGCAACCGCGAGTTACAACAAACACAACAACGGTTAATGACTCAGGTTACAGAATCATCACAAGAATTAATGAATATGTTGTCTCTTAATCAAGAAGATGGTTGGCTACTAGATATTGAAGGTTTACGATTCGTTAAAGTAGAACGACCCGCAGAGTAACGTGCCCCACGATTCGTCTGAATCCGTGGTCTTTCCCTTTGGTAAATTCAAAGGATATACTCTTGCACACATCATAAGAGAAAGCCCAGATTACGCATATTGGATTAAAGATAAAGCCGACTTCTCTCCTATCTGGAGGGAAGCGGTTAGTCTTGCGCTTCAAAATCAAGACATTAGCCATTTAGATTTGCCTCGTGTCAAAACCACTGAAAACAAATATCATCAATATAAAAAAGTAATTGAGATAAGTGAGGTTGATGATGAGATGGCAAAGATTAATATGCCGTATGATAAGTCTTTAATAGAAAGATTTAAGGTCACCATTGATGGTCGTAGGTGGAATGATAAGGAAAAACAATGGGAGTTTCCTATTGTGCAATTGCCCAAGGTAGTTGAGATTATAACCACATATGAAGTCAAGGTAACGCCACATATTAAACGTGTTTATCAACAATTATTGGAAGAAAAAGAACTCCGTCACGAAATTAGAGAACGGGATGATTCATCATTTACATTTTTAAAAAAAATTTATCATTTTTGTGAGGTTGGATATATTTATAATTGGGAAGAATTAGAACCCAACAAGTTGATAAAATATTATATCAAGGAGTGATAAATGAATTCTAAAAAATGTGCTAAATGTAAAATTGATAAGTCTATTGAAGAATACTATAAGACTGGCAAATTGATTGGTGTTGGTGAAGTGGGTCGCATGGCCGTTTGTAAGGAATGTAAACGAAATTATGAATTTCAACGTAGACGGAAATTAGGTAAAATTAAGGGAACATACGGAACTTCTAGATTTGATTACATGACGAAAACTAATGTTCAGTTTGGGAAGTGGACGACGACGGGTAATGAAATTGATCAATCAAAATCTGCTAGAGTGTTGTGTATATGTGAATGTGGAGTTGAGAAACACGTTTTGTGTTTTAGATTGGACAATGGAACATCTAGAGGATGTAATAAGTGTACGAAACAAAAACCAAGAGAGTTGGGTGATTGGTTGTGGACACATATCGTAAATGGTGCGAATTGTAGAAATATTTCGGTTAATATTACAAAAGAACAAGCTCAACAATTAATAGAGAATCAACATTTTAAGTGTGCGTTAACTGGTCTTGATATTGATTTTGGAGTTAACAACGGAAAAAAAGTTGATGGGAAGTTATTATCAAAAGAACAACGAAGAACTGCGAGTTTAGATCGAATAGATAGTTTACGTGGATATGAACTGGAAAATGTACAATGGGTGCATAAAAATGTCAATATTATGAAAAATCGGTTTACTCAACAACATTTTATCAATATGTGTAGATTGGTTACGGAACATGAACATAAAATTTAATTATAAAAATGATGATTATGACTTATCTTCCGATGAATTTGTTGAGTTTCTTAAGGAAAACAATTTAATTATTCGAAACGGAAAGTTGTTTGAATATGATTTGAAAAATAGTGCATTAAAGATGCCTTTGTATAATTATCAGGCCGCTGGCGTAGAATTTTTATATCACACCAATGGTAGAGCATTAATCGCAGACCAGCCGGGATTAGGTAAGACAGTTCAAGCAATTGCTTATGCTAAAATGTTAAACTTAAAGACATTGGTGGTCGCACCATTATCCGTGGTCATCAATTGGAAAAAAGAAGTTAAAAAGTTTACAGGTATGAATAGTACAGTATGGACCAGCAAAGATGTAGATGGTGACCTAGAAGCACAGTTCCATATCATTAATTACGATGCGGTGCGTAAAGTCCACGATGTATTACGAAAAATGGATTTTGATATGTTGGTCTGTGATGAAGCAACATTTCTAAAGAATAGAAACACACTAAGATTTAAAACCATACTTGGGTCATACAAAGAAAGAAAATTATACCCAGGCATTAAAACCGATAAGGTTGTATTCTTAACAGGAACTCCTGTAATGTCACGCCCTATAGAAGCCTTCACTCTACTCCATATATTAGATAAAAATCGCTTTAGTAACTTCTATCATTTCACACAAAGATATGGTGGGTGGAAAGGAGTACCAGTTAGAAATCTAAAAGAACTACATGAACGCACAAAAGATTTAACCATTCGTCGTAAAAAGAGTGATGTTTTACAAGAACTTCCAGATAAACAAAGAAACGATTTGTATATTGAGATGACTACCGAAGAAAGAAAAGAATATCTCAATATGTTGGATGATTTATTTAAAGAATGGAAATTTAGTGGCAAACCAACTGTGGGTACAATGCCTAAAATTCAATCATATCTTATTGACAGAAAGATACCACGGTTAAACGAAATCATAGAAGAATATCTAGACAACGATAGACCACTTCTTATATTCTGTTGTTTTATAGAACCCCTCAAACGATTAGCAGAACAATACGGACACGATGCTGCAATCCTGCACGGGTCAATGAGTAAAGAAGAACGACAGGAAAGTATTGACAGGTTGGTCAGTGAAGAAGCAAAAATAGGATTGTTTAGTTTAAAAGCAGCTGGTATGGGTATTGACGGATTACAACACGTTATTGATACTGCTATTTTTATTGATTTTGATTGGGTTCCCGCAAACCACGAACAGGCCGAAGATAGAATTCATAGAATTGGTCAAGATGCAAAAGTTCAAATTTATTATATGATTGTTGAAGATAGTATAGACGAATATATGTCAGAACTAATCAATGAAAAAATGAAAATTGCATCACAAATCGTAGATGGAGAAGTGATAGACCCAACCAGAGGAAAATCTATTTTTAATGATTTGGTCAAAAAACTTAAAAATGATAATGCTTTTGATACAGAATGATATACTTATTAATTGGGTACCGGAACCCAATTAAGGAGATATCAATATGGGAATAATTTATTGTATTGTAAATGTTAAAAATGGGAAAAGATATATTGGTTCTTCTATGCAACCACACAAAAGAAAATCTACCCATTTTAGTAGATTAAAAACTGGAAAACACAAAAATAGATTTCTCCAAGCAGATTATAATAAATACGGAAGAGATGCTTTTGTATGGGAAATGATTGAAAACGATATTGATAATGTTGAACAGTTGGTGGAGACAGAAGAAAAATATTTAAGTGAATTGTGGAATTCTGGATTATATAATATTTCAAAATATCCACATAATCACTGGAATAACAAAAAACATACAACAGAAACTAAAATCAAAATGAGTTTAGCACAAAGAGGAGAAAATAACCCAATGTATGGACATACACCTTCAGAAGAATACAGAAATAAAATTCGTCAAGCGCATTATAAAAATGAAGAAAATTTAAAACGTATGAGAAAATTTACGGATGACGAAGTTCGTGAAATTCGTAGGTTGTATCAAGAAACCGACATGGGGTTTCAGAGAATTGCAAATCAATTTGATGTATCTAAACCAACTATAATGAGAATTGTAAAAAAACAAAGATATAAAAATATAGACTGAAACTATTTATAATTGTTACATTTAATATGAGGTTAAAAAGTTATGACAGATTTTATGTTCCCAACAGAAGTTATTCAACTTCCA